GACTATGCTCGCTCAAGCTATCCATAATTTCACGCAGGTATGGAGTCAAAGCTGTGTTCCAGCGCCCTGGCGAATTGGTACCGGATTGTAGCCAGCGGTTGCGATCGGCCCACTGTGAAACAGTCAATAGATCACGCGGCTTTGCACCTCGTTTAAAATATTCAGCGAAAGCTGGTAAAGGTAAGTTTTCAGCTTCAACCTGATTGCTGAGTTCGCGCATTAAATCAAGCATGCAATCGCTCATCAGATAATGCACGCGCGTTTCATTGTATTCGCCATCGATGGCGCTGATTAATCGCGACTCCATACGATTAACCAGATTTAACATGAGTGCGCGGGTTTTTAGTGCGGAGCTGATCACTATTTCAAACGTGCAGCTTTCGTTTAATGCTTTTTCATATTCCTTGTTGGCAATTTCAGCATTCAGGCGCGCTTCTTCTGTTTTTAGATCCGCCATATTCAGCATGTTATTGGTTGCCTTTCTTTAATCGACGCATGGCACGTGGAAACTCAGCTTTTATTACCGTTCTCAATACCTTTAATTCATCCTGCAGCAGCTGCTTACGCATATTTGCATCAGTCATCACGCTTAAGCGCGGGGCTGTCTGATCAATCAGGCGTTCTACCGTAGCGCGTAGTGTATTGCCAAGCGCCAAAGCTTCGCGGCGCACGTCACCGATGATGAAACGCTTGCCCAATGCCAGGTCAAAATTTAATTCTTTCGATTTATTTTTGAGCGCCTGAGTCTCACGCTCATAATGCTGGCGGCTACCATCAACAACTTCAGCGGCTTTGCGTTTTTTACGTGCTGGCTTTGTGCTTTTACGTGCGGCCTCATGCCTTGCTGCCACCACTGGATTTGCGCCGCTGGCAGTTTGTTCAATTTTTGCCAGCGACGCTTCGACTTGAACAAGCTTTTCATCTTTGGTCAGCACAATGCGGCCATGCTTAATCAGCTCGGTGACGTAGCTTGGTGCGCGGTTGATGCGCTTTGCAAATTGGCTTTTACGTTCCGTGGTCATTAGTTAATTTTTGTTAATTGAAATTGTTTTAAAATAACAGCGTCAAAATCTTTTGCTGGTAAATAAATTGCATTAACTACTGGCAAGTTATGAGCACTTACAACCAAAGAAAAACCAACTAAACGATCAATATTCAGTCCTAATGCATTAGCGATCTCAAGATTTATAGCAATATTTTCTACTGACATGCTTCATCCTTTAAGTTATTTACCGGTTCAAACTCATTACAATCATCATCAGCAAACGCATAAAACGCAGCCCATGACTGGTTTTCTGCTTCGGGTCTAAGGTAACGGCCACATGAATGTTTAAACGCGCAGCCTATCCCTTCGCATTTCGCTTTGTCTGCCATTGCCTTTAATGTTTGTTGTGTCATTTATCGTTTGCCTAATTCAATTTTTAATAATCCTGCAATCACACCTTCAGCTGGTACCTCTTTCCCCAACTTTCCGAGTGCCAGGTAATCAGCGCCGCTAATTTCTAATCTAGCTTTAGGTGACTCTTTCCAGTTCCTGCTTCCACCAACCTGTCCTGTTTCATTGTTAGTCGCTTTAAATTCAACCAAGCCAAAAGCTTCTTTAAATTCCCCTACTACTTCACTAATACTCTTTTCTTTCATGATAAATAAGTGTTGTGATGGGGTGTGATGGGGTCATGTGTACCCCGTAACATCCGCAAGCCGCATGTATAAAGGCGTGTGACGGGTGTGACGGGTGTGACGGGGTGTTTTCCGTGTGCGTGATAAATATATTTATTTAATAGAGTATTTAATAAATAATAATCCTCACGTGTACGCGCATGCACAAAACCCCGTAACACCAGTAACAAGCCAATAAAAATGCGGTGTTTGCCCGTAACATACCCCATCACATACCCCGTCACACCCGTCACATTAATTGTCATTTCGTGGCCTTAATGCTTCTTTGAAGTCCAAAACGCAAGTTGTAACCCATTGCGATTCAGTTAAGTCAGCCGTTTTTATTTGCTTTTCTGTGTAAAATTCAGCAGGCGGGAAGATCACAGCACGCTGTTTCACTTCGCCAGTGAAGTGATAATCAGAATAAATACGCGGTTTACTGCGTGACCAGCCGTTAGTTTTAACAATATTGCCGATGATCTGATTCAATTCACGCGGCCTGATTACACCATTACGCTTGGACCAATCCGTATATGCCTTATATAAGTCCTCACTCAGGCACGGACAAACTGGCAGATCCAACTCATTCAGTATCCATTCCTGCAAAAAGCGCTCACCAGATTCAAGATTGATATCAATCAGGTCTTGTTTTGATTTTGTCATCGGCGGCTTGGTGTGCTCGTTGAAATCACCAAGCGGCAGCTGCAGCAGATAATCATGCAAAGCCTCGATGCCACCCTCTTTGACTTCTTCAGCTACATCAGAGTAATAGTTTGGATGCAGTTTTTCGGGGGTCCAGATTACTGCAAAGCGCCGGTCGTCTTTTTCCAGCACTAGAGGCTGTTTCTCATTGGATAAGAAAACGATATTCACATGGTTTTTTTCATCATGTGCTGCCACGTTTTTTGGATTGATGCGGATCGTGTCGCCAGTGATCAGCGCTTTGATTTTGTTTTTTATGTGGAACAGTTCCTGCCTGGCAACAACCTCATCGGCAATCATAAATAATTTACCACTTGCCCAATCGTTGAATTTATCGTCGATTTCAGCTTGGCCAACAATGCGTGAATATTTACCAAACAATTGAGCGTAAGCTTCAAAGAACAAGTTTTTACCGGCACCTTGCGGTCCGTGAAATATCAAAGCCGTGCGCATTTTCGCGCCTTTATTTTGAATTGGATAAGCCAGCCACTTCAAAACCCACTGATAAACATCGTTATTGCCGGACTCTTCACCGCTGCAGAGGTGCTCAAGCAGGCTCAGCAATATGCCGCATTGTCCTTTTTTCGGCTCAGTAGGCCATCCGCCCCATAGGTTACAAAGAATATGCTTATCGCTTTCAGTTGGATCAAAGCCAACCTCAGACAAACGCACCACTTTACGCATTGGATGCAGCTTCCATTCACGCCAGGCATGATCAACACAGATATCCAGCACGTCAGATTTTGGGATCAGGCTGGATTCTTGATGGTCATACATCGTGCCCCCCGCCCCGTAGATCAAACTGTAGCGCTCAACCGCTTCAGTTACATCCAGCAAAGGCTTCAGAGTGCTGCGAATATCACCAGCCCCGCCCCCCTGCTGTGTCGCGTCCGCACGCGGAACGCTAGAAACCCAACCAAGCTGGCTGAGCTTGTCTGTGATTTGCACCGCAATGGTGCTTTCTGAGCAGTTCGGAAAGTTTACGAGGTCGTTAAAGTCGGTAAGCTTCTTGCCTTCGCGGTCAAATGGAAATTCAGGCTTGATCCATGCGCCACCCACAGCAAGCGCCGCTGACTCAGCGGCCTTGCATCCGGGATTGCCTTCAGACAGATAATCATCATCAGCACAAATCAAAATCCGCGCACGCGGATATTCTTTATGCAGCGCGCTGGCGACTTCAATCAGATTACCTGCATCAAAGGCAACTGCAACTGGCAGATCTGTTGCCTGATAGATGCTGGCCCCGGTGGCGTAACCTTCTGCAATTAAAATAATAGGTGTAAGTGAAGTAAGACTGCCGCACAAATGAAAGTGCGCTTTTTTGTTTAAGCCTTTTGGCCAGTATTCTTTCTCAAGTTTGTTGCCACGGTCCTTACCGCGTATGATCTGCAATCCCCAAATCTTGCCCTTGGTGTCTTTCATCGGGATTGCAACGGTACCGTTACCGGATGGAGCGAATCGCAATCCATGCGCGCGCACAACCTTGCGGTTTAAATAACTGCTTTCACCTTCTTGCACATATTTATACCAGGCAACAGTTGCCATGTGAGAAGCTTTTGCAGCATCCTGTTCGCGCTGTAACTTGGCTCTTTTCTGTGCATCCGCATGCTGTTTTTTTACAGCTTCCAGCTGCTCTTTACTCAGCTTAACATCGGTACCCGGTGCAATCTTTTCAATGAAAGCATCACATCCAAACCAGTACCCAAATGAACCGATCAGCGCATGGCGACCATCATCCAGGGTGATCTCATGAACGATATACCAGCCCTTTTGCTTATGGCCATCACGCTTAATGCGACGCATCACGCCAACATCAAGGCCACTGATTACAAAATCATGACTGATCAGCGTGTTTAATACATCATCGTAGTTGATCCAGGTACTCATTTGAATGTACCCAGTAGCGCTGCTTTGATTGCACGTTCAAATTCAACAGACATTTCTGCATTAATGCGCGCAATTACTTTTTTATTAATGCGGCGGGTATTGAACATTTGAGGAACGTCGATGGTAGTAAGTGCTTTAATTGGTAACCGCTCTTTACCAGTACGTGCAAATACAGTGCGGCCTTTGTTGCCAATGAATGCGCCTTTGATTGTTTTCTTACCTGCCCCGCGTTTAATCTGGAAACGTAGATCCTGCTTTGTTCCAGCTTTAGCGCGGCGACGACCTTCAGCCAGGCTGACTTTATTTTCTGTAAAGCGAATCAGGTTCAGACCGCGCCCCTTTTTATTTTTTGCGAACGGGTCAAGCTTTGCATACCACTTGCTAAAGTCACGCTGTGCGCGAATCACTCTTAAATTCGAGCGCACCTCGTTTGATTTAATATTAAATTCTGATGTGATCTCACGGACCATTGTAGTATTTGCTTTCGCAATTACTTTATTCAATGCAGCTGGCACTACTTTCTGCTGCAGAGTATTGTTTAATTTATCCAGGCTTTTCTGCACATCTTTAAAATTCGTTTTTATATTGATGATAGCCATAGTTGCATCCGTAAAATTTCAGTAACTTAAACTTACAAAACCTAGCGGCATTTCGCGCTCGCTTCGACCCGTAATCGCTAAAATCGCAGAAGTACCTACGAACCCCTTAACCATGGCCTTGCTGTTTACTAAATTGTTTAGCTGCCGTGTCATGTTTTCTTTAATCTCGACGTGGGGTGCGGGGTTATCTGCTACGGTTAAAACGCAGCTGCCAATCATCGCGGCAATTGGAATCACAGAACGTAAGCCCGTGTGCTAATGGGTCATCACAGTTGTAGCACTTGCCATTAGCGGTTAGCGTTGGCATGCCGCCTGCACTTGCGCGAACATTCTGCAATGCAAGTTCACGGTCACGCATCTCGCGTTCTGTTGCCTGATCGTAGATGTCAGTCATCTAACGATTCTTTTAACTGAGTATTGAAATGCTGATAGCCTGGCTTGCACTTGCGATACGTGATGGGAAATCCGTTCAAACTCTTTGGTATTGATATTCCCATCAGCAAAGTCAGACTGAAACTCGGTAGACAATCGGCCAAGTTCTTTCATGATGTCCATGTAGTTATCGAGCAATGACATATCGCTATCAGCAGGAATGTTAGGCAACTCAACAACCACAGCATTCTGTTTCTGTGCAAAGTATTGAGCTACCTCGATATTGCTATTAGTGAAGTCAGCCATCATTGACAACTCTTCAATAGTCAGGTGGTGAGTATCAATGTTCGGGTTCAGCTTACTCGCCATCACCCTATCGTTTTTACCCATCATGCTGCTTAAAGCAACAACACCGCCGCGATACTCATGCGCGATTCGATATGCTAAATGTGTAATCTTCACGTTGATCTTCCTTATAAATAAACGTAAACAACTGTTTTAAAACAATGCATCCTGTAATTAAGAAAACTTCATAAACCAGAGAAAAAGCCACTCAACCAAAATTACCTGGCTGAGTGGATTAACTAAGGAAGATGCACAATGCGACTTATAGTCATAGCAGCGGTTACGTACTTAGTGCTGTCTGTCTTGCACAACACTCCGGACCGTGCGCCGGTGGTAAATCTTGAACAGTTGCACCAAGCCTTAGATGGTCAGGCAGACCATCCATAGGGTGCGGATAAAGATCACTTCTAATTTGATGTGGAGTAATTTTGAAATCGACAGCAGCACAACATGGAATAACCCAAACGTCTGGTACACGACGATCACGTCTTAGCCAGTTGTTGATGTGGCCTTGTCTAATTTTTGAATCTGGATAAAGGGTAAGCAGCTTTTTAACCAAAGCCATTTGCCCATCAGCTAGTTTCAATATCTTCTCAAAATTATG